TGGACCACCACTTTTGAAGTTGAAACGCCGGATGTGCTTTTGCTAGGCAATGACAAATTGGCATTGCTAAAACAGGATTTTGAGGGCGTGCCTATTATGCACAATTTGACTGAGACTGCCAATGCAGGTTCTATGTTTGTTATAAATGGCAACATATGGTTTACTGAACTATAGGTAAATACATGATAAGGAAAAAAAACAATGGCTCAGCCAACAGAAATCGAAAAAAAGAGTCTGGAAACACACGTGGAACTCTGCGCTCAGAGGTATCTGTTTCTGGAACAAAAACTGGAGAGCTTGGAAAACAAAGTCACGACCATGGAGGGAGTGATACACGAAATCCACGACGCCGTATTCGATCTAAAGGACAAAAGAAACAACCAGCTAATAAACTGGGGGATCGGAATCATCGTCACACTGGGCGCCATCATCGGTTATCTACTAAAGACCTTCGTGATCAACTAGTAATAGATCAAGCTTTTACAAAACTACGTCAATTCCTACTCAAAGATCAAGAATGGCTGCGCAAGAATTCGATTCGGCGTTTCCAGGACGGTTATGAGTTGTTCAGCAAATACATCTTGAAGCGTTCTGACCAGGGCTGGCAGGTACTAAAAACCGGCATAGATCAGGGCTATTTTTTCCGAGGCACCAGTGCCTGGGCCTGGTGTTTGGCCGATCGCCGACCTGGGTCAGATTCCACCACTCAAATACGTGAACTAGACCGGCAGTTGGGCTTTGTGGAAAGCGATATAGAAAACACGCTGAGTGTGCTGAGCAGGACCAAGGATGCTTGGCGCAAAGAACTGTTGTCAGCAAGATACAGCGATTTACAAGCTAGACGCATACATTATGCCAAGTGGCTTGAAAAATATCTAAATCGAACTAAATATTTGGAACTGAGGACCCTCAAATGAAACTCAATGATATTACCTATGTAGTTGAAAACAAAAAAGCCATGGCTGTGCTAGAACAGCGTTTAAGTGCGGAAATTGACTTTGACAGTCTGAGCGCACCCAAGGCTACCTACCTTAGCCATAAGGTAAATCGCTTGCTAGAAAGCTATCGCACCAGTAACAATCGTTACGACAGTCATCAAGATCCAGCTTATCTCAAGCTGTTAATGATGGCCAAGGCTCTCAGAAACAGAATTGACGAAGTGGCTCCTGCTGTAGCAGGTACAGCTCCTGTAGCCGGTGCTACTGCCGGTGCAACCGCAGCAGGCAGCATTGCAGCCACTCCAGCACAGACCGCAGCTACACAGTCTGCACAAGTGGCTCAAAAGAAAAAAGTCATTCAGGATCAAATCAAGGCCAAGCAAAAAGAAATTCAAGAGCTGCAAAAGGCCATGAACAATCCAACCATGATGGAAACACGTACATCTCTGTCAGAAAGCGAAGTGCAGGAAGCACAGGTAGTGTTGGCTGCACAGGATTTGGTTGATCGTGTGCAGGAAATGATCGAAGATGCCAGTGAGATGCAGTTCAAAGATCTACCAGCCCTGGTTGACAGCATCAGAAATCAAGTGGGCATGGATCAGGCCAACGCATTCAATGCCACAGTCAGTTCTAGCATGCAGGGATTGATTACCAGTCTGCAAGGTACCAAGCAACAACTAGAAACAGCAGTTAGTGCAGCCACTGGCGCCGGCGGAATGACAGTGCCCGGCGAAGACATGGGCATGATGCCCCCAGCAGGTGACCTTGCTGCACCAGCACCAGCACCAATGCCTGGTGAAGAAGTTGGCGAACTTGATTTAGATATCGAAGAACCAGCCAAACCAGATTCAGTTATTGGTAGGTCAAAAAGAAAGTGAACGTCACCGAAGTAGTCGCTCCTGACTATGCTACCAAGGTATTGGCACTGGCCCAGTTCTTACTGGGTCGTGCCACTGATACCAGTGCGCAGAAAAAAATCAGTGTTGATGCATTTAACAAAATGGCTGGCCATTTGGGCATACCGCTGACCAAAGAACAACTGTTGGACATGGCACAACGTCCACCGTTAAACCAAATCATATCAAACATAGAACAAGATACCATTGTGTTCAAAGGTGCTGACTCTGATCAGATGCCAATGGATCAAACACAAGCAGACAAAACGGTTGAAAAAATGGCAGATCGCGCTGCCAAAGAAGTTGCAAAAAATCTACAACCCTAGTACTATTCATTAAAGGAGTTGACATGGCCTACAGTGAACAAGTAGTTGATCATTATGAAAATCCAAGAAATGTGGGAAAACTAGACAAGTCTGATCCCGCAGTGGGTACTGGTTTAGTGGGAGCACCTGCCTGCGGTGATGTGCTTCAATTACAGATCAAGGTTGAAAATGAAATTATCACCGACGCGAAATTCAAAACTTACGGGTGTGGCTCTGCGATTGCTAGCTCGTCGCTTGTCACGGAATGGCTCAAGGGTAAAACGATTCAGGAAGCTGATCAAATTAAGAATACTGACATTGCGCAAGAACTCGCGCTACCTCCAGTCAAAATACACTGTTCGATTCTCGCAGAAGACGCCATTAAGGCTGCACTAGCCGACTATGCTAGCAAACAGCGCGAACCTGCGCAAGACCAAGACGCTCTAGCAGCTTGATCCAAAACCAACCAATGTCAAACTCCCAAGGCTTCATAGATAGCCTTGGGTTACCAGGCGATAGATGATGATTATTGTGAAGCTCTTCGCCACCAATCCAAATGCCAATAGGAAAAATATTTCTGGAACAATCCCTTGTTTCTCCATTTCTATACCCCCACCAGTGTCCTATACCGTTGATAACGCCGGCCGCCCATAGCGGAATCCAAAGCATTTGTACTAGCCACATTATGGCGCCCACCCAGCCGAAGACGGCGAGGTTGAGCACAAGGAGAATACCAATGCCAAGTCTACTGTGAGGCGTGTATAACTTGCGCTCAATCCAATCATCAGGACAACCATGACCGTAAGTGCTGACCATTTTTGTATCTTTGCTAGCTTCATTATACAGCAATGCTCCTTTAAGTAGCACACGCCAGATTCCGTAGTGTACCGGACTGTGTGGATCATCGGCTTCTTCGCAGAATCTATGGTGTTTACGATGTACTGCAACCCATTGCCGGGTGACCATACCAGTGGTCAACCATAACCAAAATCTCATGAAATGGTTTATGGCAGGATGGAATTGCACTCCACGGTGTGCTTGACTGCGATGCAGATAAAGAGTCACACACAATATGGTAATATGCGTAAACAGCAGAGTGATTATAATTTCTAACATGAGTTATTTAAGGCCTGTATCGTTGACAATATCTATAAACTTTGTTAAAATAAATACAGTTTACTACCTAACTACTAGGAATCCATTATGGTAAATCTAACTCAACTGGCCGCTGACAAAGTCAAAAAGCACATCGAGCGCCGAGGAAAAGGATTGGGCATAGCAATTGGTGTACGTACCACAGGATGTTCTGGACTGGCCTATACGCTGGAATATGTAGATCATGCTCCGGTCACTCGCGACTGGATGAGCTATACCAGCAATGGTGTACAGATCTACGTGAACGGTAAAGATTTGGTTTATGTAGATGGGCTGACCATGGACTGGAAACGGCAAGGACTAAATGAAGGTTTTGATTTTATAAATCCTCGAGAACGCGACCGCTGCGGCTGCGGCGAAAGCTTCCGGGTATGAAAGACAAGTTCAAAGCACTGTACATGGACTGGGCCGAGCGTGCCGGCAAACTGAGTTATGCTCGCAGGCTACAAGTTGGAGCGGTAATTGTCAAAGATGATTCAGTGATCAGCTATGGTTACAATGGCATGCCAGCTGGTTGGGACAACAACTGTGAACACGAAATAAAATGGCCCAACGGCGAAATTAGATTTTTAGAAACCCGAGAAGAAGTGCTACATGCTGAATCTAACGCGATAGCCAAGCTGGCCAAAGGCTCCAGCTCTGGCCAAGGTGCTAGCATTTTTATTACTCACGCTCCTTGCCTTGAATGTGCCAAGTTGATTTATCAAAGCGGCATAGCACACGTTTACTACAAAAACGAATATAGAAGCACCAAAGGCATTGACTTTTTATCGGCCAGCAATATTACAGTTGAACAACTTAATGTATAATCCAAACAAGTTTCAATATCAAAGTTTCAGTCGGCATGTTGAAGATGGGCGTCGTGTTTATCAAACACCAGATGGCGGTCGTGTGCCTAGTGTGACCACGGTTTTAGATCGTACCAAACCCAAAGAAGCCCGGCAAAAACTACAAGAGTGGAAAGATCGTGTGGGTCACCAACGTGCTCAACAAATAACCACAGAAGCAGCCAACCGTGGCACCCGCATGCATACTTTTCTAGAAAACTACATCAAACAAGGCATTGTGCCCAGCGCGACAACCAATCCCTACAGTTGGGCTTCTGCGGCCATGGCGCAGACCATTATTGATCAAGGACTAGAGCGTGTGAGCGAAGTTTACGGAGTTGAAGTGCCTTTGTACTTTCCCAGTCTGTATGCTGGCACTTCAGACGGCGTGGGCATGCACAACAACCAAGAAGCTATTTTAGACTACAAGCAGACCAACAAGCCAAAGCGACGCGAGTGGATTGATGACTATTTTTTACAGCTAGCAGCTTATGCCCTAGCACACAATGAAGTGTATGGCAGCTCCATACGCAAAGGTGTAATTTTGATGTGCGTAAAACCCGAACAAAATGAAAATTTAGCCATTACAAAACCGCCCGAGTATCAGGAATTTGTACTGGAAGGCGCAGAGTTTGATCACTACTGTAACGAGTGGTGGAAACGCTTGGAGCTCTACTACTTGACCAGCTAAATACGCAATCGGAGACAAAATAGATGGCTATTGTACAGATTTCGCGTATAACACACCGCAAGGGACTTAGAGAAAACTTACCGCAGTTGGACGGCGCAGAGCTGGGCTGGGCAACAGACACACGTCAGCTGTTTATAGGTAATGGTACAGTGGCCGACGGTGCGCCTGTAATTGGTAACACTGAAATTCTTACTGAATACAGCGACCTATTGGGTTTTGCCACAGGCTATGTGTACAAAGGCGAAGCCGCAGGTTATACTGTACAAACAGGCCCTACAGCCAACAACCCTACTGTTCGCAGTATTCAAAGCAAGTTTGACGACATAGCCAGTGTACGAGACTTTGGAGCAGTGGGCGATGGTACCACCGATGATACCGCAGCGATCAATCGTGCCATGCAGCAGTTGTTCTGTCGCGAAATCAACCCGCAGATTCGTCGTAGCTTGTACTTTCCAGCAGGTGTTTATAAAATTACCAGCAGCATACGTATACCGCCTTATGCACTGCTTTGGGGCGAAGGTCCTGACAGTGTCATAATTCAAATGACAGGCACAACGCTAACTGATAGCAACCGCTACGTGGCTAGAACCTGTGACAGCAAGTTTCAAATTGGCAACGACATTACCAACGACAATGCGATAGCACCGCAGTATATCACTATCAGAGACATGAGCTTCAATCAGACCATTACATCTGGTGTTGGTGCTACCTGCTTTCTGTTAGATCAGGCCAATAACGTCAGTTTCGAAGGTGTTAATTTTACCGGCAGTCTGACTGCACTAGATCTCAACGACACTTCACATGAAATTGCTGGTGTAGATTTTAACAGTGTCGCTAGCATTATATGTGAACAAATCTATTTAGATAGCTGCCAATTCTTTGGGTTGAACTATGCAGTCAACACCGGTGAAACTATCAGCAGTGTAACAATATCTAACACAGAATTCAACACTCTCAGCAGAGGTATTGAATTAGGCAATCCTAGTTCAGGCACTGGCGCCACTGGTTTTAGAGTTTTAAGTTCGGTTTTTGACAACATCTATGCCGAAGGTGTTTGGTTTAATGATGTTGAAATGTGTATCAGTGCGCAGAACACATTCTATGATGTGGCCAATTCTCTCAACGGTGTTGGCAGTCCCAGTAATCCAATCGTACGTATTGGTAACGACAACAATGTGAGTGCCTATGACAGTTTTCAACGTCCTGACAACGACGCTATTGTTATTCCACGCATCATTGTTGTTGGTGGTACCAGTACCACGTCTAGTCAGCTACAACACGGTAGGTATGCTAGAGAACTTGGTAAAACATTTACCTTGGCACCTAGCTTTACTCAAACTATCTTGAGTATGAACAGTACCTATACCAAGGCTTTTCGAATGGACTACACAATTGTTCGAAACACCAGTATTCGCACTGGACAATTGACAGTGGCCGCAGCACAAAGTGACGGCTCCAGTCTCACTCTCAGTTACGACGACGAGTACAGTGAAAACAGTCCTGTGGGAGTAACTTTATCTGTGAACCAGGCCGGATCGCAGGTAAATGTAGTGTACACTACAACCGCAGGAAGTTCAGCTTCTTTGACCTACAGTCTACATTATCTAGCCTAAATGTTGTCTGATTCCTATGAAGATCGCCTGGCACAATGGCGGTATCTAAGGTCCGTTCTTGCTGATCAAAGTTTTGATCAGTGCCTGTTAGACTGTAACGATTGGTGGTGGCGAACACCCATGCGCGATCGAGTCATAATGTGGCAAGATTATCCTGATTGGCCCGGTCCTTGGGACTTATTGAATAAACCGGCGTTCTGCGATCTTGCTAGATCGTTAGGAATCGTGTATACTTTGCTGTTAGTAGAGCGTAAAGAAATAGAAGAAATACATCTTGTCCAGACAAAAACAACTAATTTAGTCTTGATCAACGAGGGGAAATATGTATTGAATTGGTCCCCGGGTACCGTTGTAAATACCCACCAGCACCAACTACTCATCCAGCGTTGTATAACTGGTCAAGATTTAGCCAAAAGACTTCGATAATAACTATGAACCAAATATTTGTACAAAAAAGAAACCTCAGCAAAGAAGTATTAGACCTAGAAAAACTGCACCGTGTGGTGTTCTGGGCCACAGAAGGAATCACAGGCGTAAGTGCCAGTGAAGTAGAAATCAAAAGTCATCTACAGTTTTACAACGGTATAAAAACCACCGACATCCAAGAAACCTTGATCAAAAGTGCCGCTGATCTGATCAGCGAAGAAACTCCCAACTATCAGTACGTGGCAGGTCGATTGATCTGTTATCATTTGCGCAAGCAGGTGTACGGTCAATTTGATCCGTGCAGTGTACATGAACTGGTCAAGCGCAACGTTGAACGTGGATTCTATGATGCTGACCTGCTGTTGGCCTACGACGATGACGAGTGGGCACGTATCAACAGTTTTGTCAGACACGATCGCGACGAGAATATGACCTATGCAGCCATGGAGCAATGGCGTGGCAAGTACCTGGTGCAGAATCGTGTAACCAAAGAAATTTACGAAACACCGCAGATGGCCTATGTGTTGATAGCAGCCACACTGTTCAGTCACTATCCACGTGAGACCAGACTGCGTTGGGTCAAAGACTACTACGATGCTGTTAGCACACATGAACTCAGTTTACCCACGCCGGTCATGGCCGGTGTGCGCACGCCACAGCGGCAATTCAGTAGTTGTGTGTTGATCGAAACAGATGACAGCCTTGACAGCATCAATGCCACCAGCAGCAGCATTGTGAAATATGTCAGTCAAAAAGCCGGAATTGGCATTGGTGCCGGGCGTATTCGCGCACTAAACAGCCCGATCAGAAATGGTGATGCTTATCATACTGGTGTAGTGCCTTTCTACAAACTGTTTCAGTCAGCCACACGTTCATGCAGTCAAGGCGGTGTGCGTAATGGCGCAGCCACGTTGTATTATCCTATCTGGCACCTGGAAGTGGAAGACCTACTGGTGCTCAAAAACAACAAGGGTACCGACGACAATCGTGTGCGTCACATGGACTATGGTGTACAATTCAACAAGGTCATGTATGAGCGACTGATCAACGGTGGGGATATAACCTTGTTTAGTCCTCATGACGTGCCCGAAATGTATGAAGCATTTTTTACTGATGTGGATCGTTTCCGCGAACTGTACGAAACAGCCGAACGCAACAGCAAACTGAGAAAAAAGAAAATCAAAGCAGTTGAATTATTCTCTCGCTTTATGCAGGAGCGTAAGGACACCGGTCGTGTGTATCTACAAAATGTAGATCATGCCAACAGTCACGGCAGCTTTATACCTGAACGTGCGCCGGTACGCATGAGCAATCTCTGCTGCGAAATCACTCTACCAACCAAACCCCTCAATGATGTCAACGATCCCAATGGGGAAATAGCACTGTGTACTCTGAGTGCCATCAACTGGGGTGCATTCAAAGAGCCACACGAAATGGAACGTGCTTGTACTTTGGCAGTGCGTGGTCTAGACAGTTTGTTGAGCTATCAGAACTATCCAATCTTGGCCGCGCAGCTGGCCACAGAGCGTCGTCGACCATTAGGAGTTGGCATAATCAATTTGGCCTACTGGATGGCCAAAAATGACATGAGCTACAGTGAACCCAACCTGTCCTTGATTGATACTTGGGCACAGCACTGGAGTTATTACTTGATCAAAGCATCAGCCGACTTGGCGCAGGAATTTGGCGCATGTCCTGGCAGCGAAGATACCAAATATCACACCGGTATCTTGCCAGTTGACACTTACAAGACCGAAGTTGACGAACTGGTAGCACCAAATCAGGCAGTAGACTGGGACAGCCTGCGTGAACAACTGCGCACCCACGGTATTCGTAACAGCACACTAATGGCCTTGATGCCTGCTGAAACTTCAGCTCAGATCAGCAATAGCACCAACGGAGTTGAACCGCCACGCAGTTTTGTCAGTGTCAAACAAAGCAAAGACGGTGTACTCAAACAGGTAGTGCCTGAGTATCGTCGTTTGAAAAACAAATACGAACTGCTATGGAATCAGTCTAGCCCAGAAGGGTATCTAAAGATCATGGCAGTGTTGCAAAAATATATCGATCAAGGGATCAGCGTAAACACCAGTTACAATCCTCAGTTCTATGAAGATGAAAAAATCAGCATGAGCGACATGCTAAAACATGTGTTGATGTTTTATCGCTATGGCGGTAAACAGCTCTACTATTTCAATACCTATGATGGTTCGGGCGAACTAGACATTGACAGTCTGCAAGCTCAAAATACCACAACCAAACTAGAAGCCATCGCCGATGACGCCGACTGCGACAGTTGCAAAATTTAATTGAGGCCAACAATGACCGTACTTAATCTAAGAAAAAATCGTAATCATACGACCAGTCTGGCGTTTTTGGATCCACTGGGTGGTGTCGGCATGCAGCGTTATGACACACTGAAGTATCGTAGCTTTGACAAACTCACAGACAAGCAGCTGGGTTTTTTCTGGCGTCCTGAAGAAGTGGATGTATTGCGTGATGCCAAAGATTTCAAAGATTTAACCGATCACGAACAGCATATTTTTACTGCCAATCTCAAACGTCAAATTTTACTAGACAGTGTTCAAGGTCGTGCGCCCAGTCTGGTGTTTGGTCCCATTGTCAGTTTACCTGAACTGGAAACTTGGATTCAGACCTGGACCTTTAGTGAAACAATTCACAGTCGCAGCTACACACATATCATACGCAATGTCTATCCTGATCCGGCAGCAGTGTTTGATGAAATGCTAGACGTTGAGGAAATTGTGGCCTGTGGCAAGGACATTACCAAGTACTATGACGATCTGGCCGAGTACAGCATGTGGTATCAAATGCTAGGCGTTGGGGAGCATCAGGTCAATGGTCGCAAAATCACAGTTGACCTCAAAGAACTAAAACGCAAACTTTGGTTGGCTATCAGCAGTGTCAACGCACTAGAAGGCATTCGTTTCTATGTGAGCTTTGCTTGTAGTTGGGCATTTGCCGAACTAAAGAAAATGGAAGGCAATGCTAAAATTATCAAATTTATTGCCAGAGATGAAAACGTACATCTTGGCAGCACACAGACTTTGCTAAAACTCTTGCCACAGGATGATCCTGACTATGTGGAAATCAAAGAGCAAACACGTACTGAAGTGGAAAGCATGTTTGATGAAGCAGTGCAACAAGAAAAAGAATGGGCACGATATCTGTTCAAAGATGGCAGCATGATTGGATTGAATCAGCAGCTACTATGTGACTATATTGAATGGATTGCACACAAGCGCATGACTGCTATAGGTATTCCCGGCAAGTACAAAGGTGGCACTAATCCGCTGCCTTGGACACAAAAATGGATTGCAGGCGCAGAAGTACAGGTAGCACCGCAGGAAACAGAAATTGCCAGCTATGTTGTTGGCGGCACTAAACAAGATATCACTGAATCAACCTTTGGAGATATCAAACTATGAAGTTGACTGTTTATAGCAAGCCGGCCTGCCCCTACTGCGACATGGCCAAAAATTATCTTACTAAAAATAACTTTGACTATGATGTCATTGACATCAGCCAAGACTCAGCAGCCAGAGAATTTATCATGAGTCAAGGGCATCGCACTGTGCCACAGATATATCTTGGTGATCAGTGCTTTGTTGCCGGCGGGTGGCAGGGTCTAAGCGCATTATCTCCCGATGAAATACAACAAAAGATCTCTAACTCAACTCAAGGACAACAATGATTCAATTCAAATCAGGCGAAGTATACACTATCAAAATCAGCAACGGCGATGAACTAGTAGCCAAAGTAGTCGGCTTTGTAGATAACGTGGTAGTAATTGAAAAACCACTGTTAGTAATACCTGGTCCACAAGGACTACAAATGATGCAGGGACTTTTTACCGGCGACCCCAAAGCCGAAGTAGAACTGAATGCCAACATGGTTATCATGTTATCGCCCACCCGTCCGGAAATCAAAGACAGCTACATTGAAGCTACAACCGGAATCCAACCAGTACGCAACTCAATTTTAATGGGATGAAACATCGTTTTGTGATCAGAGATAAAGACCAGCTTTTTATTTTTGATAACTATAATGATATACCCGAAGAGTTTGATCACGTGATCGAATTCAGGCCCTATGTGCCTCCTGGACCGCATACTGACGAGCAGCACCAGGAAATACACGAGTGGAACGGGCGTTTACAAGCATTAATGAGGAGAGAACGTGCCAGCAGTAACAAGAATCGGTGACGCAGACGTAACACACTGCTCTACTCCGTACAGAGCGCAGGGCAGTCCTAATGTGGTGGCCAATGGCATACCTGTCAGCAGACAGGGCGACTTGAACACTGTTCATGTTCTGCCCGGTAGTCCGTGCCCGGCACATCAAGCACCCATAGCAACAGGATCCAGCACAGTGTTTGTCAATGGCAAAGGTTGTGGTCGTGTTGGTGACGCTGTCAGCGGCTGCACCAGTGTGGCACAAGGCAGTCCTAACGTGTTCGCAGGTTAATCATGGCCGGTCTAAGTCCATTGCAAATCAATGTAGCCGCTGGACTTATAGCCAACGATGGTGGTCTGCGTGTGGCACCTTCTGTGGTCAGCGGCATCAGTAATCTTACCACAGCCACAACAAGAATTGTCAGCAGCTGGACCAATGCCGTTGCCGGACTGGGCACTGCCTTGGAAAAAAGTTGGGTAGACAACAACACAGCACGTAGCGTGTTAGAGATAGCCAATGCTTTTCCAGCACTCTACAACTATGGTCCCAATGATTACTTTGTAGGCGATGGAAATAAAACTGCGTTTTATTTGCCTATACCAGAACTGGGCATGGGCAATCTCACAGTTACAGTAAACAATCAGGTGTTCAGACCTGATCCCAGAGGCCCCAGTTATCTATTCACCACTGTCACACAACCACTGAACATACCTTCCAATCTAGGCAACAGTTGGGTGGTAGACAACAACAAGTTGATTTTCAAAACCGCACCGGCATTCAATAATACCATACAGGTTGGTTACTTTCCTACCAGCAGATATGTGCAGTTATTTGTCTATGGACTGCTGGGTGCCAAGATTGCCGGACAATACGACTATACCAAGTTTGTGCAGATCTTTACCAGTGCATACGGTTACACAGATCAACTGAATACCTTTATCAAAGGCAGCAAAAAAGGTGCTACATATCTTGGTCCTACGTTTACCAACATGAACGAACTGACCACAGGTGGCTGGAGCAGTGTGACCACAAACATGCGCACATTTGGTCTTGATCTCAAGGCATCGGGCAACGTGATCAATTTCAAAACCATTGACAGTTATGGACTGCCTAGTAACTTGGTAGCTACAATCAAATCATTGGGCAATGGTTTTATCGGCTTCGAAGAACAACTTAGAGTGTTTGGTGTTGACCAACAGGTATTGAACAACATAGGCAATGCCGGTTACACACCGGATCTAGCACAGGAAAAACTGATATTTAGAGCCATGCAGTTGGTCAAATCAGATCAGCTGTTACAGATTCTCAGTGTGTTGGGCTGTACTACAAAAAACATAGCCACGCTTGATCAACTGCTAGATCTAACTAAATTATTGCCCAACAGTTACAGCACACTGTTAGCTCCAACTGCCAATGGCCTACGCAATATTTTCAATACCGGTGGCACCAGCGTCAATGACATTTTTTCCAAGTTGGGTCCGAGTTTACAGGCCTGCACCAATGGTGCATTGGGTTCCAGCAACGCTGCTTTCAAAGACAGCATACTGCAAATTACCGGAATTGCGACCAAAGACACCGGGCAAGTAGCTGATGTAATATCTACACTGGAAGTGAATCCCAGTCTAACCCTGGTCAACAACCTGACACAACCTGTGCCACAAAGTGTGGTCAATTTCTACGCTAATTTGGCGCCGGGTGGATCTGGTCCAGACGGTACCTATGTGCTGGCTGACCTAATGGGCAGTTGTGCCGGACTTGGCAATGTGCCTTTGTTCATTAACAACTATGCCAATGCCTATAACGGCATTAACAACAAGTCGGCCTATGGTACTCTTTGTGATCTTGGTAACACGCTAGGTGCCACTCTTCAGGGCCTTTATGGGGTGCCTGGAGTGTTAGGTGCCAACGTGGTCATACCCAGCGGTCCGGCTGCGGGCAACTATGGTAACAGCAATGCTGCTATCCAATTGGCTGTGGTCAATGGTATTCTGCCTCAGATTACCACTTATCGTGATCAATTGATTGTGGCTGCAGGCAGCAGCTATACCAATGCGGTAACTGCCTACAACAACATGGTCAATCGTATCGAACAAGAAATTACCCTATTGGGCAACGCTACCATAAATGTTGGTAACGTTCTTAAGGGTCCGGATACTTCAATTATGAGCTGGAGCGGACAATTGACGCAGTTTGCGTTAGATGATACCACAGGAGGAGCTAACACTTTAATAACACTTTTGGCAAACACTAGCACATTTACCGGGCAGTGTATGCTAGCCAGTATGGCAGAAAGTCGTAATCAAGAACGACTGGCCAGCGAAGGGCGGACCTCAATCACGGTAACCGATTCAAATACCATTACGGTACCTACTCAAACGTCATTTTAGGTAAAAATCTAGGTAGATTACTAATTAAAGTACCTATATAATTGGGTTAACGAAGTCGTTTTCTACCCAAATCCAAAGTTATATAAAACACCCATCTGTTAATTCAGATGCTGTAAGGAAAGGAGAAACCTTATGAAACACACTGTTCACGCGGTACTGGCCATGGCCACTGTAGCCCTTGCCACTTTGATTGTATCGTCGGTAATACAGTACAAGATGGACTCCATTGACAAAGTCAAACAGTCCCACGCCGGCATCACTATGGCCGAGCTGGATCGTCAGCTCAAATGCATGGCTGACAACATTTATTGGGAAGCTGCTAGCGAACCAGTTGAAGGTAAAATTGCTGTGGCTCAGGTGGTCATGAACCGCGTGGCCCATCCAGACTTCCCCAAAACAGTCTGCGGCGTAGTACAACAAAAAAGCATAATTGCTAATCGTCTGGTCTGCCAGTTTAGTTGGCTGTGTGAGAACACCTACAAGACCAGACCCAAATATGCACCTCTGTACAATGAAAGCATGGAAGTGGCCAAAAAAGTATATTTGGAGAAATTCAGGTTGCCCAGCCTCAGGGGCGCACTGTATTATCATGCAGACTATGTCAGCCCACAATGGCAATTCCACAAGGTTGCCAAAATAGGACGACACATCTTCTACGAACCAAAGGGCCGAGCATAACATGTTAGAAAAGATCAATAACTTTTTAGCTTTAATAGCCGAAACAGTCAAAACTTTTGTTATAGAACTATGGACGGTGCTGTCTAATCATATCAGACACATCAGTGCCAATGCACTTGGCATAGCTGCTTTGGTATTGTTGCACAGTGCTACCATACCTAGTTACATTGCCATGTTGTCGGGCATTGACGCAGCTACACCAGCTGTGGATTTGGTGCTACTGGTGTGGATGGGTTTGGCAGCTATGTTTGTACAAAGTATTATCCGACGTGATCTAATCTTGATAACTGTAAACTGTGTTGGTTTCATGGTTCAGAGCACGGCACTG